AGAGCTTGGAATAAATATAAACCCTTGGGCATAATATGGGAAACATTAGAGATTTTTATATGGTAGATGATCTAGATCCGGATTTTGTTCCAGATCAAGCGGAAGTATATAATGACTTAGAAGCCGCGATCAATCAAGTTAAATTAACGCTTTTAACTAAAAAAGGAGAAGTTTTAGGCGAACTTAATTTTGGATTAGATATAGAAAAATACCTATTTGAATTTGAAATGGATCCATTTGGATTAGCAGAGGATGCCAATTCTCAAGTTCAAACTTATGTATCAGAAGCTAGAAAAAGAGCGCTTTCACTCTCTCCTGGTTACATAACAGATGATAAGGATCGCAAAATTTATATACTTCAGATATTAGTAGACGAACAAAAAACTCCTTTTGCTATCTTATATGATTAAAAATCCGGGGAGCCACCCTTGTTTTAAATCTTAGTTCCGCACGATGGACAGAACTTCCAACTTGATTTTTTAAGACGAGATCCACAATCAGTGCAGTAGTTTCTGATCTCTTTTACTTCTACTGGTTTTTGAGATTCTGGTAAGATCTGCAAGTGAACTGTATTACAGGTCCACCCATTGAAGGAAGAATCATCAGTCGTGAATCCTTGGTCGGATCTTTCTCCCTTTTCAGAGCGACCTGTCTCCATGAAATTCATGTTTAGATTTGCATTGATTGAACTATTCTGTCCAATGATATCATTAGATCCTCCGACCGACGACGTAAAATAAATTTGGTTTTGAGTTGTTCCTCCATAAACCGGTTGACTCATAGGATCATACGTCCATGTTGAGTTAATTGGAAAAACCGTCAAACTCGATGATGGAATCACTTGATCATAAAACTCGACTCGTACTCGGCCATTGAGTTTAATTGCTTCCGCGACTAGCTTGTAGGTTTTATCAACTTCATAGGTCTCAAATAAGAACTTTTTAGGTTCATCGATCCATCTCTCTAGGAAGGCTCTTTGTCCTGGTTTGATCACTATTCCTGCATCGGAGATTGAGACTCCATCGAGGTAGATCTTAGCAAGGACCTTTGTTGTTTTGGGATTAAAGAGCTCGATCTCAAAATGAGTTCCGCTCTTTAGATAGACTGTTTCGCCGTATTTTTTAAGGCGATTTCTGTTTACTGCAATGTGAGCAGTAGGGTCAAAGCATGTTGCATTGTACATAATTTTCTGGTTTTTTTAATTAAGCTTACATCTTCGTGTTACTTAAACACTCAAGGGCTTGGACCCGATGCAAACGTAAGTTTGGCTCCCCAGACTTATTTTTATTATTTATCGACTACGATAATTCTCTTCTTTTCAATCACTTTTCCATCTGATTTAAACACGAACGTATAATCTCCAGGAGAAGCATCGTACATGGTAAATCGGGTTTCTCCTTTACATGGAATATTAGGAATTGATAATGAATTTTCAATATACACATCGATAGATTCAGATTTTGAATCTTTCCAAGTTAAGGTTACTTCCTTTCTATCTGTACATATAACAGGTCTGGCTGAACTACAAGATGCTAGAATAAGAATAGAGGTGATAGAATATATTAATTTCATGTTTAAATGAACTTATTTTAATATTTTATACCTGATTGAGGAATAAGGTTTTAATTCTCAAAAACTTTTATTTTGGCTTCAGTTTCAACCAGTTCCGACCATACACCGTTATAAGTTATTGCTCTAACTTTTCGATTGTCAATCCATACATACTCTTGACCGTCTTGGATCCTGGGCTTATCCATTATCAGCTTGTGATATTTAAATCCATAAGCTCCTAGCCAGGCTTCAGTAACTCTACGATCCTTTTCCTCTCTTGCCGTAAAAAAGGTAATCGTATTTCCTTCTCTAAACCATTTATCAATCATTTCTTTGGCTCCAGGAATAGGCTCTGCCGCGATATAGAGATGTGAATCCTCGTTCTTGATGTCTTCACATATTGTGCCATCAATGTCTATTAAAAAAACTTGTTTCATTTTGGGTATGCATTAATATATCTATGAATAAATTATCAGATTCATTGTACTTTCCGCAATTATAGGTGGAATAAGTTCCATCTAAATTATCCAGTTTTAACATCAAGAATCCTAGAGGAGAAACTGTGATTTCTGAAATCAATTTCCTCTTCTCATGAATTATAATACTTAAATCAGTCTGCATTTTAATTAGGATTCAGCTTCAAGTTTTACATATTGTCCTTCTTCTAAGTCGGCATGGCATTCTATGATTCTGATCATTCGATCCTCTTTGAATACTATGACCCGTTTTACTTCTGGATCCATTTGAAATTGTACATCTCCTTTAATGTCTACCACTATACCTTCTTTTTCATTTAAAATTAAAGAAAGAGCTCGAGCGAAAATTAGAGCCGAGTTTAACCAGTCTTCAGGTTCGTCCTGATAATCAGGATCGTTTGGATTTGTGTAATTCATCTTGTTATTTTTATTTTTCCAATTTACCCAATCCTCTTTAGACATTGAATCTAAAGCAGAATCTAGTTCTTTATTTAATTTATCCCAATTAGTCATTTATTTTTAATCTCTAAACCATCCTATCATTCCATCCCAAAGGGCATCTCCGTGATTGATCCATGTGTCCATTCTCATATCTTCATTGAATTCATCTTCATCCAATATATCATCTTCATCTTTTCTATGATCCTTAGGAGTTATCCTTTCTTTCTTCCTTTTTAATTCATCCCACCAATCTTTTTTATCAATATAAGAATAATCAGGAACTATTCCTATTTCTCCGGGATAAGAATCATTGAGTCTAACAGTTGCAGGCAAGCCATAGTACCAGATCTTTCTGCCGTTCATACTTTCTTGGTTTAAGAAATCAAACGGATGTTCTATTAGAATTGTCTCCAAAGATTGGGCTCTGGAAAGAGCATATCCTATTTCTCTAGAAAAGAATGAGTATACCAATTTTCCGTTTGCATACATCTCACATTTTCCTCCATTTCTCATATCCCATTCATCCCATTTATACTTCATGATGTTGTATTGACGATATCGGATTTCCCAGCATATTCTATGAGCTCCTTTATCTATATAAGGAATCAGCTCTCTTATGTACGGTTCGTGAATATCTCCATCCTCATCGGAATGAGCTTCATAGTCTGACCAATCTAACCACCAGGTATCTGGGCACCCGTTAGATTTTCCAAGTTCATGCTCGTATCCAGGAATGGAATATACTGGATATAGTTTTCCGTCTATCGCTACATCAAAGATCTTGTGTAATCTTTGAAACGGTGCTCCCTCCGACTTTCCGTATTTCTCCTGAGCTTGGGCCAGTGTTAATGTTTCTTTCATGATTTAGTTATTAAAGGTGATTTCGTTAGTAATCGGATCCCATTCAAAACTGAAGGGTAAATTGGCATACTGATATCTTTCATTCAAGACAGAGGCATTGAAAAAGTGAGTATGGCCGTTAAAATAATATCCATGTCCTCCATGGATATGACCAAACACGTGTATCTTTGGCCTGATTTCATCCACTCGGTATCTTAACATTTCACATCCTACTTGAATATTCTGTCCACCTGGTGTATCCAGATGTCCAAATGGAGGGCCATGAGTTATAAGAATATCGGTATCGGAAGGAATTGCGTCCCATTTGCCTTTCATCTCTTCTCCATTTCTTGGAAGATTGAATGCCCAGTTGTAGAACTCAGGCTGCCAAGGAGATCCATAGAATGCTACTTGCTGGTCTTCCTGATCCCACGTCTCCATTCTTTCATCGATCAAGTAGTCGATATTTTTGTAGCCAGTGATGATACCGGTTGCCCACTCCTGGTCAATTTCAAATAGACGATCATGGTTACCTGCAATAAATACTTTGGTGTCGTATCCTTCTAATTGATCGAACCAGCTTAAGAATTGAAAGGCTTCGGTTTCATCGTATCCTGAGTTCATAAAGTCGCCAGCGTGAATGATAAGGTCTCCACCCGGAAGATCCTTTTCAATCTGTTTATGCTTGCCGTGGGTATCTGAGATTAAAGTGATTTTCATATTGATTTTATACTTGAAAACTCTAAACGGTTTCAGAATCCTGATTAAATTCAGCCAAATATTTATCCCTAATCAAGACGGCTTGACGTCGAGTTTTAAAATCAGCAGACCCATCATCTGTTCCAAGTGCCGACACAAAGACATCAAGCTCAAGATCTGATGCACACCCGATAATAAAGTCGTATTCCGCATCAGTAATATTATAAAGGTGTTTTACTAAATTGTCAATCATATCGTCAATTCCACCATTCGTTATAAGAGAAGATGCGACTTCGGGTCTAAGAATTTTCATGCTTTATTTTTATTTCTCGGTTAGGTTCGTCTGAATGTTCAGCAAGATCCCGGGTCAAAGTGCTCACAATCCAATTAGCTGCCCATTCATGTTCGCATTTACACATCTCAACAAAAGGCTGCCGATTCCCAGTATCAGGATCAGTATCTACATATCCAATCAAAAACTTAGGTCCACGTTCTATGCTGTCCACTACATAGACTTTTACCTTTTCCACTTCAGGTTTACCTTCATACTCTACTTGGAATTCATAATAGCCTTGATAATCATCTGGATATTTTGAGTCATATTGATGGAACTCAATAGCCGGCCCTCCCATCCAGTCTTCGATCAAAGACTTTAAAAGATTCCAGTCTTTAGAAGAGGCAATAGGAAGACTGTGTTCCACGTGATATGCGACATATGTGAAGCCCATGATTA